CGCTATCCCACTTTCCGCTGTAACAATGCACCTCGACAGTCTCGCCCTTGTCAGCCTTGGCGCTGCGTCCTGTCACCACCACTGCCATGAACGGCGCGGTCATATCACGGTTAATCATTTCAACATCTCCTTTAATGCGTTAATGGTTGGCAAAATTAGCCGGTGTTGCCCATTGCTGATGGCAATATTGCGTAGCAGCCAGCGCACGTTGTCTATATTCGACAAATCCCTACGCATTAGCGGTACTTTCATATCTGCGGGTATCATTTCAATCTCCTATGTTGGCAAATATTTGCGGGTCAATGAGTGTTTGAAGGCGTCACCGCACCCATCTGCGCGCCGCCCCATCCACATATAAGCGCCGACATAGTTGTCGGCGTTCTCGTCATGCGACAGGCGGCCACTGGTCAACGCCTTCGCGAATGCGGCGTTAATCTTTCGCGTGTGATCTTCAAATCTCTCTTGTTCATCGGTCATCGGTTTCTCCTACTGTTGGTTACCCAGAGCTAGAAGCGCATCTGCACCCCTAGCTTTCGGCCCCTACCAGAGGGCCTCATCAGTGAGCTATGCTGCCTCCGAATGATCGAAAAGCATCGGCGTAAGGTCGCCGTGGCGGTTGATGACGTTGACGAGGGTGTCAGCCACATCCTGAGCGGCTGGGTTGATCGCCGCCACCGCATCAAGCAGCGCCTGTATGGCCTCGTCGTCGGTCTCGGTGCCAGCCTTAGCTGCCTCTACCAGCTTCTCAACGAGGCTTTTCTCGACTGTCGGGAAGCACACGTTTTTCAGCGCAGCCTCGGTCTTGATGTCGTTCTCAGCGAAAACGTCGGCGATGGTGACGCCAACGCGATCTTTGACCATGTCGAGCTTGGCGGCGGCTTGGCCGATCTCCATGTAGCGTTTGGCGCAAGCCTTGCTGACACCCGCCGCTTCGAGCGCCGCCCTAAACTGGCCGGAGCGCTTGGTGCCCTTGCGAATTTTTTGGCTGAGGATTGCGTAAATCAACTCGCAATAAGCCTCTATCTTAGAGACGTTGGCGGTGGCGCGCTTCGCCTTGGCCTCGCCGTTTGTGGATTGAAATGCCGCCTCATGCTCTGCGATAGCGGCGGCTGCTACTGCCACTTGCTCGTCAAGGGCGGGAACGAGTGTTTCGGGTACGATCATGGGGATTACATCGTTCATTGGGATTACGGTGGTCATTGGTTCGGTCTCCTCAAATTGGGTTAAGCGGTCAACGGTGATGATCAGGGCGACCTTCTTCTTGCCGCCCCAGAATGTCTTTGGGCTATCGCCCTCGGCGCTGGTGTTCTGGTCAAATATCAAGCCATTGACACAGGCTTGTGCGTGGCTGCCGGTCAGGATCAGATAGGCCTTATCTTGCGGCAGAACCTGCGCTACCGTTTTGATTTGGCACTTGTTGTAGCGCTCATTCAGTTCCTGATCGACTGCGGGATTGGCATCGAAGTGGGTAAGGGCGCGGCCAATGTCGCCGTCGAGAGCGGGGCAGACTGAACCCCAACGATGGTTGCGCGTGCTGCCCTTCCAGTTAGCTTTGTATCCCCTGTCTTTGCGGATGAAATCCATAACCTCGGCGAGGGTCTTGCCGGTCAGCGTTGCGATTGATGTGGGGCCGCAGTTAGGGCCGCTCTTGCTGTCAACTGGTGTGCTGTAAATAGTCATATGTCACCTCATCTAGAGTGTTTCGCCCATGCTTGGGCTGTCCAACCGAACACCGCCTTAGCGGTCATCAGGGGCGCAGCAACAGCGCCCGACACTGTGTCTAGGTGTACTGCGAAAATGAGAGGGGACAAGGTGGATGTGAGCCACGCCGTTTGCGCCATCATGCTCAGGCAGTCTGAGCTATCGCACTCCACTCTTTGTAGGGTCGCTCCCGAGACTTTGCTTTGGGCTAGAGCCTTGCGCTTGACGGGGTCTCAAACTTTGAGGTGAGGGTCAGAGAGGTTGGCCCAGCCAACTTCGCCTCACTATTCCGCTTCTACTCACTCGGGCAGTGGAGGTTCGCGTTGTTTGGGGCTCGCGAGGCCCGGTTTGGGGGTTGCCCCCCGCGCCGAAATCCCCATAAGCCACAGCCAGTTATATAACACAAGCACTTTTATTATTATTTTATATAACACACGCATAGCCCATTCCATATGGGTTCTGTACGTTAGCAACAATTGACCAGCAAATAGAAGGACAACGACATGGCGAAGAAAAGACCAGATTTAGGGGCAGGCAAACGACCAGATTTGCGGGTGGTTGAGGGTTCGGATACGAGTGCATCTGCACCTTTAGCAGCAGCACCAGCCAAGAAGAAGAGACCGCTCACAGCCAAGCAGGAGAGGTTTGTGTCAGAGATGATCCGAGGCACCACGCAAGCGGACGCTTACCGCACGGCCTACAATGCCAAGGGTATGAAGGCCAGCGCTGTGTACACAGAGGCGAGCTTGTTGATGGGTCACCCGGAGATAACCAAAAGGCTACTTGCCGCACAGGCGTCTGTAGAGCGGTCTGCGGTATCCTCAGCGCTGTCGAAGAGGCGTTGGATTGTGGAACGGTTGGAACACGAAGCCGCACACGCCCAGTCCGATGCTGGCAGGGTGCGAGCGCTTGAACTTCTCGGCAAGGTGACTGAAGTCGCGCTGTTCACAGATAGGGTGGAGCAGGTAGACAATGACCTGTCACCCGAACAGCTACGCGATGAGCTAGAGCAGCGGCTGCTTAAACTCGTTGGTGACAGCTAAAGCGCACAGTCTACCCAAGACCATGCTCTCCCAGGTGAACACTGACCATAAAATAATTGCAGGTATAAAACCCCAGGATACCGCCATTTTCTCGCAGGGGTGCGGTGAGCCGTGCAATTAGGGACATGCTGTGCGCCTCGCCGCACAACACCCCCCCTTCTCGGTCTCGCCGCAGAAAACCGCCCCCACCTGCCCCCTCTCGATTAGCCACACTATCCTGAGCGGTGGAGCAGGGAGGGGGCACCCCCCCTTATTGACGCGCACCGGGCCTCCCCCCCTACACACTATTCCACACAAATAATCCCCACATTTTCATAAAAAAATGCCCCTCATCTATAAAAAATGATTTATTTCAATGGGTTGCGTGATTTAAACAAAAAAGGCCCAATTAGCTGGGAAAGCTAACTGGGCCAGTGGTAGGCTACAAGGTGAGTATCACCGAGCCAAACTATATAAAAATTAATTAAATTCTTTTCCCCCTGGGCCACTATACTAATTAGTACACTTAATTAGTATAATGTTTTTTCTTTTAAGTAGACGTATTAAACATACTAATTAGTATATCTTGTTCTAATTAGTATAGTCCCTTTAAATATCATATTTTTTGCCCCGTGTATACCCCCCCCTATATATTTTTTTTTAGGGGGGCGAGTAGGGGTTCCACAAGAAATTCACTGGCATTCATCACTAATTCATCGATTTTTTCACCACCAGAATGGCTGTTTTCTGGGGTTATTTAATACTTTTCACCGGTTTCACCGGTGTGTAGGGGTCAATAAAATTTTTATATGGCATCCAGTGGAGTTTTCAATGGATAGCCATATATTAGTATTTGCAGGCAAATATTTATTTTCTCTATCAGATGGTCCTGGGTTCGAGTCTTTATTCTACCCATTATTTCAAAGACTTAGCTGGAAGTAGCTAGTCTCCAGTCTCGTCCAGTAGGACATCAACTTATTTTTTTTCATTTGGTGATTGGATGAACTCAGGCACATCGTTTGATAAAAGGGCTTTTTCAGTCAGGTATATTGCCCGCGCTCGATTGGGGATAATTTTTAGATACCCCCTTTCTTCAAGAGCTTTGACAATTCTGTGTGTATTGCTTACCGCCGATATCCCCAGACCCTCTGTTATGTCACGGTAGGCAGGGGCATAGCCGTAGAGCTTCCACCATCCGACAATAAAGTCGAGATGTGCCTTTTGCCTTCGTGTCATGTGTCTTTTTCCATGTGTGTCCGTAAACTGGACAGCCCCATTTTTTTCGTGCTGCAAAATTTGCTGGGTTCGGGGTCGATGGCAATAGCTTCGAGTTCATAGCCGAGTGCGATAAGAATCTTATCGATTATGTGTATGTTTGACCCCCTATTCTTATTCCTTACATTCTCTATCTCCCCTATTGTCGTGGCAGGCACACCAGATAATTCTGACAGTTCTTTTTTGGTGAGCCCCTTTTCTTCTCGTATTTCTTTTATCAGTTGCCCCCAGTGAAAATTTTTATTTTGAATCATTTGCCAGTAAATCCTTATCGCTGTTTTCGTCTTCCAAAAGATATATTTTTTTATTATGAATGAGCGCCCATTCGATTTCTTTTTGAACGCCAGGAGAATCCTCCCATTCGGGAAGGCAGTGGACGCCAAGCACGGTACAGTGCCTGAAAATCTGGATATCACGGCGCATCCACCATTTAGTGTCCCTCCTATGCCCCCTGTCTTCAAAAGTAACACCATAGGCAATGGGTGAAAACACCCAGATGCCGCTGTCTAGAAGTTTCATTGTAAGGTCAACTGTCGAGGCCGCGCGTTTTGCCGCCGTCCGCCTTGAAACCTTGCCGTTTGAAGAGTGGGGGGAGGCAAGATACATGAGGTGGTCCCTGTCCAAGTCGCCCGCTAGGCGCATAAACGAAGGTGATGGGATTTCAGTGACGTTAATGACCGGAAAGTTGATTTGTTTGTGGCTTTCTCCGTTGCCAACCATGTTTTTTCCCCTTTATAAGAAAAGAATGAGAACACAACGATAACACAAGCACTATAAAAGTGTATTTTTTTTCTGCGTAGGTTGACAAAAAAAGTCAATACCTCCAGTATGGTACGACTTAGGTATTTCTACCGAGTTCAGGACACTCGAAAAAAACATCCTTGCATTATTTCACTCTCCCATGAGGAGCGCCTCCCCCTTTAGGCGCTCCTCTTTTATTTTAGGGGTGCGGCGCAGATATGGCTTACAAAAAAGGTGACTACACGAAGTACCATAAGGATGAGGACTCAAAAAAAAAGCGCGCTCTTCGCAATAAGAACCGGCGCAAGGCAGCCCGTAAGGGACGGGTGAAGAAGGGTGATGGCAAGCACATTGACCACAAAGATGGCAATCCCAAAAATAATTCTAAAAAGAATTTGCGGGTTGTTTCTGCAAAAGCTAATCGAAAGAAACAATAGTGGCGCTTGACCTTGAGGTTGAAAAATATATTGACCGCATAGGGTCGCTGCCCCTTGAAGAGCAAAGACAGATACTCGATTTATTCGAGAATTTGGACAAAGCCACCGAAAAGGAACGGCTGACGCAAAGGTTTATTCCTTTTGTAAAAAAAATGTGGCCTGGGTTTATCGAGGGTGACCACCATAATATTATGGCAGACGCCTTTGAGCGGGTGGCAGACGGGAAACTTAAACGCCTTATTGTCAATATGCCTCCACGGCATACAAAATCCGAATTTGCCAGCTATCTTTTACCAGCATGGTTTTTGGGAAGATATCCTGGGAAGAAGGTTATTCAGACGGCACATACCGCTGAACTGGCGGTAGGGTTTGGGCGTAAGGTCAGGAACCTTGTTGGAGATGAGGACTTCCAGAGGATATTTTCTGGGGTAAAACTCCGTCAGGACTCAAAAGCTGCTGGACGCTGGAACACAAACTCTGAGGGCGAATATTTTGCTATTGGCGTTGGCGGCGCTGTTACAGGTAAGGGCGCTGATCTTCTTATAATAGACGATCCGCATTCTGAACAGGAAGCGCGTTCGGCAGACGTAGGGGTCTTTGACCCTGTTTATGAGTGGTACACCTCTGGTCCTCGGCAGAGATTGCAGCCTGGGGGCGCAATTGTCGTTGTTATGACGCGGTGGCACCAAAGAGATTTAACTGGGCATTTATTGAAATCATCACAGCAAAGAAAAGGCAGTGATGAATGGGAAATAATTCAGTTACCGGCAATTCTTCCCAGCGGTAAGTCATTATGGCCTGGGTATTGGAGCAAAGAAGAGCTTGAACGCCTGAAAGCGGAGCTTCCTGCGGCAAAATGGTCGGCGCAGTACCAGCAAGACCCAACTGCCGAAGAACAAGCGATTATTAAACGCGATTGGTGGCGCAAGTGGGAGGAGGAATCCCCCCCTTCCTGCGAATTTATTATTCAGTCATGGGACACGGCGTTTCTTAAAACAGAGCGGGCAGATTATTCTGCCTGTACGACATGGGGTGTGTTTTTTAAGGAAGATGCTTCGGGCGTTAGTAATGCCAATATAATTCTTCTTGATGCGTTTAAGGATAGGATGGAGTTTCCTGAACTTAAATCGGTTGCTCAGAAGACATATAATGAGTGGGAGCCCGATGCGTGTATTGTTGAAGCAAAGGCGGCGGGTTCGCCCCTAATTTTTGAACTACGTCAAATGGGTATTCCGGTGGGGGAGTTCACGCCCTCTAGGGGCAACGATAAGATTGCCCGCGTTAATGCCGTAAGTGATTTATTTGCAAGCGGCGTTGTGTGGACGCCTAAAACAAGTTGGGCAGAGGAAGTTATAGAAGAGTTTGCGTCATTCCCAGTTGGGGAACACGATGATTTGGTCGATAGCAGCACACAGGCGCTGCTAAGGTTTCGCCAAGGTGGTTTCATTAAAATTCCTTCGGATGAGGAAGATGAAGAGTTTTCCCCTCGCCGCGCTGAATATTATTAATAATATAAGGCTTTTTTTATGGTCGCGTACTCAGACGAAGAGCTTCTGGAGGCCGCTGAAACATATTCTTATTATGGAAGTCAGAACGATGCCGCTTCTGCTCTAGGTATGAGTAGAACCTCGTTGAGAAGGCGCTTAGCGGAATATCATGTGCGTTCACTGAAAGAAAAGCGTCCGGCTGAAGGAAGGCGCACGAAAATTAAAACGGCAGAGTTCTCTATCAATAAAGAGGAATTATTGGATGAGACAGCGGCTCTGGAGGATATTCTTACTAAACGCCGCGCTGAGTTTCGGCGGCGGCGGGCATCAGAGGAATCGCGATTTCTTATCAGATGTAGGGTGCGCTTAGATGGGCCTATTGGGATTCTGCACATGGGCGACCCCCATGTAGATGATCCAGGCACATCAATAGACGCGCTGGAGCGGCATATAAACTTAATACAAAATACCGAAGGTTTGTTTGGCGCAAATGTGGGAGATTTAGCAAATCACTGGGTGGGGCGGCTTGCTCGCCTTCATGCCCATCAAACAACCACAGAGGCGGAAGCGTGGCGTTTGGTGGAATGGCTCGTTACAAGCGTTGATTGGTTGTACATTATTGGTGGCAACCACGATCTTTGGGTAGGGGATGGCGATCCTGTTGAATGGATGGTTCGCAATCAGTCTGGTGTTTATCAAGCACACGGAGCAAGAATTAATCTTATTTTCCCCAACAAGAAGATGGTCAGGGTTAACGCTAGACATGATTGGAGCGGCCACTCGCAATGGAACTCAACCCACGGGCCGTCAAAGGCTGCTCAAATGGGAATTGATGACCATATTGTCATTAGTGGTCATCGCCATATAAGCGGTTACCAGATTATAAAACAGCAGAACTCTGGCTTAATAAGCCATGCGCTGCGTGTGGCATCTTATAAGATATACGATAATTACGGGAAGCAACTTGGGCTTAGGAATCAAAATGTTTCCCCCGCTGTTGTAACGGTTATTAATCCAGAACGAGAGGATGACGACCCTGGTCTAATAACGGTTTTTCACGACATAGACACGGCGGTTGATTTTTTAAATTTCCTGAGACAAAAAAAGGTGACTAAGCGATGAAAAGATTTTTAGCGGTTCTTGCCTTGTTGTGTCTTTTTTCGCCTGTTGCGGGGGCAGGCAATTTGTATGAAGCGTCTGAGGACGTTAAGCAAAAGCATGAGGAGATGCTCTACCCAACAGTTTTGGTTCGGGGAAGTGACAATTCAACTGGTTCGGGAACAGTCATATACTCTGATTTGTACGATAAGGAGTGGGTCTCATTAATCCTAACAAATTGGCATGTGGTGCGTGGGTCAATAAGTGTGGGAAAAGAGTGGGATTCAAAACTTCAGGAAAAGGTAGAGAAAGAAGTTCGACGGCCAGTTCATGTTGATTTATGGGATTATAATAACTATTCAGATGCAATTGGAACTATAGGCCGTCGAGCGCTTATTATGGCGTGGGACAAAGACCTTGATCTTGCACTTTTACAGGTGCAGGACAAGGAGCGTCCCCTTCCGCATGTTGCGGAGCTTTATCCCGAAGATAAAGATGAAGGACCGTGGATTTTCCAGCAGGTTTTTGCAGTTGGTGCGGGGTTAGGGAAACCGCCCTTTCCAACAGAGGGTCTCTTGGCGGGTTTCGCTAGGGATCGAAACGGAAAACATGTTTGGCTCGCTTCAGCACCAATTATATTCGGAAATTCTGGGGGAGCCTTATTTGTCCGTTCACCTCGTGGTGCCTTTGAATTAATAGGTGTGCCAAGTGCTGTTTCGGCGTATGGATGGGGCAATGTTGTGACGCACATGGGCTGGAGCCGCCCAATTCCTGAAATTAGATCGTTCCTCAGAAATAATTCTTATGGCTTTATCCTTGGGGATGAGCCTGTTGAGGAAGATGAAGAAGATGATGAAGAAGAGACTATCAATTAGTCAGCAAATACTTGAAGGAGATTATAGATGCACGAAGACCGCGTTATCTCAAGAACCGTACCTTCAGCCGTGCCTAGAAA